GAGGGGTCTGATGATCTGTGATCAGTGTGGTGCCAGGATGATCCATGGTGGATCACATGATGGAGATGAGTGTGGAGCTGACACTTTCGTGATCGTCAACAACCACACGTGCTCAGAGTGTGGAGTGCTGGTGCTGAAATACATACCCAAGCAGGAGGATGATGATGATGATGAGTGAGGTGCTGCTGTGTGCAGCTCTGTGCAGTGACTGGTCCAAGCCATCTGATCCAGATGCAGTGGCCATGTGGGTGGATGATCTGGGTAGGCTCACACCCTTTGGACGCACGTTTGATATCTACATCCAGACTGGCTTTGATCCTGAGTTCTCCTATCCCAAAGGTGATCCACGCAGGCCATACTGGATCGGATCCACACGGGGGAATGAGTCACCAGCACGTGCGTTCACCTGGGCCATAGAGGGTCCGATGTTCAAGAATCGGAACGATGCCACGTACCCATGGCTGGACAGGTGCCTGGAGTGCATCGACTACAAAGCAGAGCGGACCAGCTTTGGTGAGTGGGTGCTACCAGATGGCACGGTGCTCTCATGCCAGGATCCTGGTGTGGGCTGGGAGTGTGTGCAGGCAAACCCATACCAACGCACGTCCTATCTGGGTGCAAAGTTCACCCCGGTCAACTGGGTGTTTGAGCCTGGTGGTGAGATCCAGTGCTGTCCTAGACAGGTGGACATCATCGGTCTGGACTATCTGTGGTGTGACTCATGGATCCTGCATGGACGTGTGGGCCAGAAGTATGGCACTCAGAACCAGCTTAGATATCCACTGGTGCAGCAGCAGCACAAGGATCTGATGGATACACCAGTGCTCAAGACGTGGCCACCTACACCAGTGGGTGAGGTGCCATCTCAGAGGTGCTGTGGATCACCATCTCAGAATGACTACGGTGATCTGATCAAGTGGGATGCTGACGTTGACTGGGGCAGCGCAGAGCACCCTGGCAGTTTCCACATCGCACGATTCACAGGCCCAGACTATTTCTCATCCAGTGGTGTGGTCAGGTGGGCATGTGGGAATGACCACCCATGTGAGCCATCATCCCCATATCAGGTGACGTACTACCCAGACAACTCATGTCCATCTGATCTGGATGAGGATGGAGCTGTGGGCTTCCAGGATCTGCTGCAGGTGCTCAGTGACGTGGCTGGATACCGATATCACCCACAGACCAACAACGGTTTCAGTGCCATCCTGAAAGTGCTATCTGAGTGGGGCACATGCAGGTGACTGCACCTAGGCTCTGCCTGAGCTGCAGGGAGATGCGCACTGAGTTTCCTACTGAGAGGCTGGCACATGATGGTGTGGGTCCATACTGCCTGGCATGTGTCCACGCATCAGACAACGCACCAAAGCCACCACATGACACTGTGCGTGCGTGCACAAAACGACACTGGACCACCATCATCACACGGAGTACCAAAGTGAACAGCAGACAGAAAGGCAAACGTGGAGAGCTGGAGGCAGCCAAAGCCTGGGAGGCAGCCACAGGACTGAGCGTGCATAGGACAGCACAGACAGATGGCAAACTGTCAGCAGATCTAGCGGGTGTGGATGGCATACACCTGGAGGTCAAGCGAAGGCAGCGCATCGCATCACTCGACTATCTGGTTCAGGCTGAGACAGATGCAGCCGATAGATCAGGCAGCACTGATGTGCCAGTGGTCCTGATGCGTGAGGACAATGACACCAGATGGGCACTGATGATCCCACTGGACCGTATCTCTGATCTGGTGTCTGTCCTATCTGGCACCACCTAGGAGCTGGATCTGATGGATGATCTCATCACCCCAATATCTATTCTGGTTGGTATCGTCTACGGTGCAGGACGTGTCCGTGCAGCCATCGATGAGCTACGGAAGGCTGTCGATAGGCTGGACATGGCAGTGAGAGCCATGGAGAAACGCAGCAGTGAGGTGGAGCAGCGTGTGGCACGTCTGGAGGGAAAGACGGAGTGAGACACCTGATCCCCATCATGCTGCTGGTCGGATGTGAGACCACACAGGAATCATGGCTCCCAAAGTCACTGACGGTGGCCAGCCAGAGCCAGGACAGCCACCTCAGCACAGCTCTCAGTCCACTGCAGTTCAGTGGCACCATCCTGATCCTGACAGGTGCAGCTCTGCTGTTTGTGTCGAAGGGGGAGCGTGGGCTGATCCCACTGGGACTGGGTGTGGGACTGACTGTGCTGATGGCCACACTGGTGAGCCTGCTGGAATCAGAGATACTGAGCTGGGTGCTGATTGCAGGACTGGTGCTGTCAGTGGTCCTGGCATTTCAAAACTACAAGGAGATCAGATCATGGATCACATCTATGCGTTCTTGACCGTAGCCTCAGGCTATCTACTCTCATTTGCCGTGGGTGCCTGGATCGGTAGACCACTGCTGGACCGTCTGGTGAGACGTATCCTGGGTGACTGATGGCTGACTGGACTCCATCCTTTCTGCCTGCTGGCCATCTCTCTGGCTGGTACAAAGCCGATGCCATCACTGGACTGTCTGATGGTGCTGCTGTCACATCGTGGGTGGACTCATCTGGACGTGGCAACACACTCACACAGGCCACTGCAGCAGCGCAGCCATCCTATGAGACCAACGAGATCAACTCACTGCCAGTGGTCAGGTTTGACAAAGATGCGTTCCCTGGTGACAACATTTTCATTGCAGATCTGGGTGGTGACTTTGAGCCAGGCACTGGTGATTTCTATATCGCTCTAGTGGCGAAGTTCCCATCCAGTACCACCACTCAGTTTGTGATGACGAAAGCAGCCAGTGGCACGCAGGGTCTCAACCTTTTCATATCTAGTAGCAATCTCACCTTCAGGCCACAGACTGCAGGTGGCACCACCAACAACATCAGGCAGGACTCAGTGGTGGACTCATCATTTCACACCATCGTGTGCAGGAGAGTATCCAGCACCCTAGGGTCTGAGTATGACGGATCAGCTTTCACGTCTGATGATGGATCCAAGGTCAACGATGGTGATCTAGACAACGATGCAAACTTCAACATCGGATCCACCTCTACAGGTGGTCTGGATACAGACATGGATCTGGCAGAGGCTCTGATTGCAGTAGGTACTCTGTCAGACGCAAACCTCCAACGGATCACTGGGTATCTGGCACACAAGTATGCTCTGACCAGTGGGCTGCCCAGTGATCATCCATACAAAACTACTGCACCCAAAATACAACCATTCAAAGCCATGTCTGCTGGACTGGTGGATGGAGGACTGATTCAATGAGCTATCGCGGTGACATCCAGGCTGGTGATCCAGTCAACGTCTATTTCAGCACCAGTGATCAGGCTGGAGCTGCCAGCACACTGAGCAGTGGCACAGTGGTGGTCTACAAAGATGGCACCACCAGCAGCAGCTCCAGTGGTGCCACACTGACTGCAAACGTAAACAGTCTCACAGGATTCAACCGTGTCACCATCACCACATCCAGTGATGCCAGCTTCTACGCTGCTGGATCTGAGTATGCAGTGGTGGTGGCAGGCACTGTGGACTCACAGAGCGTACGTGCAGTGGTGGGATCGTTCACCATCCAGGATCGCACGTCTGCAGGTGGCAGACTCACCAGCCAGCAACTAGGGAGTATCAAACAATCCACAGCCAGAACCATCTGTGTAGGTCCACTGCTGCACCCCACCACTGGGGAGCCAGTGACCAGCATCACACCAGGAAACATCACAGCACGTCTGATCAAGGGTGTGGCATCCAGCACCATCACGCTCACAGCATCAGGTGGATCAAACGACATTTCACACATCGCCAACGGTATGTATTCACTAGAGCTGTCAGCCTCAGACACAGACACGCTAGGCCAGTGCGTAGTCAGCCTGGTGGACACGGACGCATTCAGTCCGTACACAGGCAGTGGCGTAGTGGTCCCAGCCAACGTGTTTGACACCCTGATCAGTGGCACAGACACACTCCAGGCTGACGTGACTCAGGTGGGTGGATCAGCAGTCACATCTGCCAGTGGCGTGCTGGCTGTCAACGCATCCCAGATCAGTGGCTCATCTGCAGCAGCAGACTCACTGGAGGCTGCTATGGACACCACCAACGATCTGATCAAGGCCAACGCAGCTCGCATCAATGACAGCACCACATCTGCCACCAACCTGCAGACGTATACCGATGGCACAGCCAACCAGCCAGTGGACGTGACCAAGATAGATGGTGACGCAACAGCAGCAGCACGTCTGGAGGCCATGATGGATGGATGTCCTACTGGGGGAGTGGATACCACAGCATTCACACCTACCACCACTGCGTTTGAGACCACCATCACAGAGGCCACTGATGACCATTTCAACGGACGCATCCTGCTGTTCACATCGGGTGCACTGACTGGCCAGCAGAAAGCCATCACTGACTACACCCTCAGCAGTGGCCGTGGAAAGTTCACCACCAACGCATTCACAGAGGCACCAGCCGCTGGGAATCAGTTCATCATCGTCTGATGCCACTCCCAGTCCTAGACAGCACAGGATCATCCAGCACAGCTCAGGCTGGTGCTGGTGCACGTGCCAGGTGGACTGCAATCAGCGCAGGATCGTGGGACAACTTCCGTAGGTGGAGCACTGGGGTGACACCCAAGACAGGATCCAGAGTGGAGTTCTCAGACAGCACCACCAGTGTGACCAATCCTGGTTTTGCATCTGAGATCACCTGCTTTGATATCAGGGTGATGAGGGACTACAGAGGGAGCATCGGTACATCCAGCACCCCAGTAGAGATCAGTGCATCCACACTGGTCCTGGATAGTGCAGATGCTGACGTGTTCCTGAAAGGCTCATACGGTGACATCCATATCAACACCATGCCCAACCAACTGGCTCTGAGCAGTGTGACTGGTGGTGGTGCACGCAGGCTGTTTGTGCGTGACATAAACACTGAGCTGCAGTTCAACACATACAACGTGGATGAGATCTTTGTTGAGGTGCCTGGGGCTACGGTCAACATCGGATCATCTGTGGAGAGATACAGGACTGGAGATGGTGCCACCACTGGTCCACAGCGTCTGGTGGTGGGCAGAGGCACTAGGGTGATCTGTGATGCACCACTGGGAGAGGCCAGAGTGGCTGGGACTCTGGAGGTGTCTGATGAGCTGATCACACTGAAGCAGATACGTGATGCCACTCGGACCACGCTCACAGGTGGCATCAGCACTCTGGATGGTGTGTCTGGCATCCTAGGTGGTGAGGTGAAGGTAACTGGAGGCAGATCATCCAACATCGGTTCTGGCACGCTGTTTGGTGGCAGGCTGGTGGGTGATAGGACTGCAAAGTTTGTGGTATCGAATATGCTGCTGGGTGGACCTACTGAGTTCCGACTATCACCAGGACAGACCATCACAGTGAGCTAGACCATGATTTCAGAGAGCCTGCAGGACCACATCAGACCTATCACAGAGCTGCAGCCAGATCCAGCCAACGCACGTAAACACAGTGAGAGAAACATAGAGGCCATCATGGCCAGCCTGACACGCTTTGGCCAGGTCAAGCCAGTGGTGCTGGGGTCTAATGGTCAGACAGTGATAGCGGGAAACGGAACGCTAGAAGCAGCCAAGCGTCTGGGGTGGACTGAGCTGGCTGCTGTGACTACAGAGCTGGCTGGCTCAGAGGCCACAGCGTTTGGGATTGCAGACAACCAGACAGCACTCCTGGCAGAGTGGGATGATGAGATCCTTCAGAACCTGGTGCATGGTCTACCAGATGAGCTGCAGACAGCCACTGGGTTTGACTCTGATGAGATAGACAGGATGGTGCAGAGTGCCACTGAGGATCCTGCTGGCACTCTGCCATCACTAGAGGTGGCACCCACTCTGGCTGATAGATTTCTAGTGGCACCTTTCAGTGTGCTGCACACCCACAAAGCATGGTGGCAGGATCGCAAACGAAAGTGGATTGCGCAGGGCATCCACTCTGAGGTTGGGCGTGACACTGGACTTGCTTTTGACATGAGCTATGGACCGTTGGATCCAAATCTCTACACCAAAAAAACAGAGAAAGAGAAAGAGCTGGGCAGGACACTGACCACGGCGGAATACATAGAGCACCACTGGGACAGACCTACAGATGCTTTCTGCCAGGGCACATCCATTTTCGATCCAGTGCTGACAGAGCTGCTGATCAGATGGTACTCAGGTGATGGTCACTCCATCCTAGATCCATGTGCTGGAGGCTCAGTGCGTGGCATCGTTGCAGGGATGCTGGGACGTGAGTACCTGGGTGTGGACATCAGAGATGAGCAGGTGGACGTCAACAGAGCACAGGCATCTGACATCGACATTGAGTGTGAGCCTGAGTGGATAGTGGGTGATGGTCGCACAGTCCAGGATCTGACATCCAAACGTGACTATGACATGCTGCTGACGTGTCCACCATACGCAGATCTGGAGGTGTATTCAGATCGTCCTGATGATCTGTCCAACATGCCCTACCCAGAGTTCCTAGAGGGATATAGAGAGATGATCGCGCAGGCATGTGGGTGCCTGGCTATGGACACCTTCGCGTGCATCGTGGTAGGTGAGGTGAGGGACAAGAGGACTGGTATCTATAGATCATTTGTGCCTGACACCATCCGTGCGTTTGAGGATGCAGGTCTGGGTTTCTACAACGAATCCATACTGGTCAACAACACGGCGAATGCCATGCTGGCTGCGCGCAGGTTTGGTGGCACAAGAAAGCTGATCAAAAATCATCAGAATGTTCTGGTGTTTGTGAAGGGTGATGCAAAAAAGGCAACTACGAAATGTGGAGAGATCACCATAGATCCCACGCTGCTAGAGGATGATGATGGCCAGACCACCACTGGAGATAGATGAGGAGCAGGTCCGTAGGCTGGCTGCTATGCAGTGCACCTACGCTGAGATCGGGTCGTTTTTTGGGTGCCATGAAAACACCATCAGGAATCGGTTCAGTGAGCTGATCCAGCAGGAGCG